AACTTGAAATTGTATATAGTGCAACAGAAGGTGCAGCTGTCAATTTTGATCATGTTATGGGTGTGGTATCTTATAGTGGGATTGTTACAAGTGTTAAATATATACCTAATTCAAGTTTCACACCAACTCCAACAGACACTGTTACATTAAGAGTTAGTAATGCAGGTAATGAAGGTTTAACAGATATTGTGTTAGCAGCAGATACTTTTACTAGTGTAGTATCAGCATGGGCACCAAAGACACTTAATCTATCAGCTCCTACTGTTACAGTTAATAGTGGAGATATTCTTATATTTGAAAAAACATATACAAATGCTGGTGCGGTTGTATCTACAGGAAAAGTAGAAGTTATAATTGAGAGGAGTGTATAATTATGTCCACACCAAGAAAAGCACATCATGATAAATTAGATAATATATCTGATAATGAAATCATAACAAGAGAAATAGCAGATAATGCGGTTAACTATAAAAAGTTAGATAGTACAGGTAGAAGTTATAAAATAGAATATTCATATGGTATAGATGCAGATACTCTTGGTTCAACATTTTCACGTGTATTAGGTTTAGCACCTTATAGTGGAACTATTACAAGTGTAACATTTACTGCTGATAAATCTGTTATATTAAGTGGAACAGATTTCTTTACATTAGCAATTGAAGATTTAGGTACTGATGGTATTGTAGATAATATTATAGCATCATATATTTTTAATACAGATATAAAGGCATATGTTGCACAATCATTTGATCTAGAACATCCTATAGGAACGATTATTGGTGGAGATATTCTTAGATTAACAAAATATCCAGGGACTACTAATACTAAAAAGGTACCTCTTGGAAAGTTAGAGATTATAATTGATAGGAGTGTATAATTATGCCTACACCAAATATGGCACATTATGATAAGGTACGTAATATGCCAGATAATGAAATTAAAACAAATGAAATAGCAGATAATGCGGTTAACTATAATAAGTTAGATGTTGCAGGTAGAACTTATAGACTTGAATATGCACATAATGTTGAAGATATTGCTAATTCTGAACCTGTATATGTGATTGGTATAGCATCTTATAGTGGAACTATTAAATCTATAACATTTACACCTGATAAAACATGTGGACAGGGTACTAATTATACACGTCTAAATACTGTAAATGTTGGAAATAATGTGAATAAGGATATTATAAATGGATTATTAAATCTAGATACATCACATCCTGCAAATATAGCTATACCATTCTATGTAATACCTTCTGCTGCTAGTGTAGTAGCTGGTGATGTTATTGTATTAAAGAAACTTAAAGTAGTTAATGGTGATATATTAGCAACTGGTAAATTTGAAATTATTATAGAGAGAACAGAATAAATAATAGGAGGTATGATAATTATGGCATTCGAAGTAACAACACATTCAAAGATATTAAATCCAACTATTACTGTTGATACAGCAGCTTATACTATTGGTGATAGTATGGGTGGTAAGATTACATTAGCAAATGCTGTACGTAAGGTTGGTGGTACATGTACATTAACTAATCTTACAATTATTGATAAGGGTAATGTTAGACCTACATTTAATATAGTTATATTTAGTTCAGATCCAACAGTTGCAACTATTACAGATCAGGCTCCTTTTGTATTAGGAACAGATGCTAGTAAGGTTATAGGTGTTATACCTATATATAGTATTGATTATCAGAGTGTTGCAGGTATGTCTATTGGAACATTACAGTTGGGTAATATTATATTAGATGCAAATGAAACATTTAATAATACAACTAGTTTATATGCAGCAATTGTTGCAACAGCAGCCAATGATATGGTTGCAGCTGGTGACTTAAGTGTTAAGTTTGGGGTTATACAGGATTAATATATATATTTTTTATAGGAGGAATTAAATGTTACAAAATAGACAACAAAAAGCAATTCCATATCCTCCATCTAAACGTACTGTTACTCCACGTTCAACCCGTTATATTATAGATATTTTAGAGAAACTAAGTGGATATACATATTCTAGTGCAACAACTACTACTAAAGGTGCAACTATAAGTGGTTCAAGTCTTTGGGCTGGTATTAATATTGGTACATCTGGTAAGTTATATAGTATACCATTTAATGCATTTGGTTCATTAATAATAGATCCAGTTACAGATACAGCTACAACTAATACATTTGGTTTAAGTATGACAGATACTAATAAATGGTATGGTGGTATATATGCTATGGATGATAATATCTATACAATACCATTTAATAGTACATCAATATTAAAGATTAATACACTTAAAGATACAGCATCATTAGAGACTTTAGGTGCAACATTAACTGGAACAAATAAATGGGCTGGTGGAACAGCAGATGCTAATGGTAGTATATGGTGTACACCATATAATGCAGCTGATATATTAAAGATTGATACAATAAAACAGATAGCAACACGTACAACATTAGGACAGACTATAAGTGGAACAGGTAATTGGGCTGGTGGAGTTGCAGGACCTAATGGTCTTATATATAATATTCCATATAATGCAACTGATATATTAATTATAGATCCTATTAATGAAACAGCATCACGTTCAAGTATGGGTGTAGATTTAAGTGGAGCAGGTAAATGGTCAAATGGTGCACTTGGAAGTAATGGACTTATATATTGTGCTCCATCAGGTGCAACTGATATACTAATAATAAATCCTATGGATGGTACAGCATTCCGTTCTAACTTAGGTGCAGACTTAACTGGAACAGCTAAATGGAATGGTATTGTACATGGTGTAGATGGTAAATTATATTGTATACCAAGTAATGCATCTGACTTCTTAATCATAGATCCTAAAACTAATACAGCAGTACGATCTAATCTTGGATTATCATTTACAGCTACTAATACTAAATTTATAGGTGGTAACTTAGGACCTGATGGTAAGATATATGCAGCACCATTTACCTATAATCTAATATTAACTGGTGGATCAACAAGTCAAACAACATCTATATTTGATGTTGGTATAGTAAGTGATTATGAATCAATATAGGGGAGGTGAATATTTATGGTTTATGCAGAACAAGAAATGTTATTAATGAAGAAACGTAGTGATGGATTGTCAAAATATGCTGAATGTGATGATAATGGTAACTTATATGTAGCTGGTACAGTTTCAACTGGTACTAATCTTAATTATTCTGTTGATAAACAACAAGAAGGTTTAATTGCAGAAGGTTATGTAATGTTTCCAGCTAATACATCTATTGATACTACACGTCTTATTACAGTACCAAAACCTAGTGGTGTAATACCTAGAGATTATATGTTATATGTAACTGGTTCAACATCTACTCCATTTAATATATCAATAAGAAATATAGTATCATTTAGTGGTATTACTGGTGGTGCTCAAGTAGCTACTGCTACTATTCCTGGTGCTTCTACTATTATTCCAAGTAATGTAGCATGGTCATCATGTTTTACAGATATTGGTGGAACGTTAACTGATGAATCTAACGACTGGGCTGATGCTGGTGCAAGTGATGTTCCATTTCCATTTACAGCAGTTGATAATGCTATATATTTTGGTAATGGTTCACAATTCTTTTCAATGCAATATGCAGTTGGGACAACAACTACTTGGGTTGGTGATGGTGTATGGGAATATTGGAATGGTACAAGTTGGGCAACATTAAGTGTTAGTACAACATATCCAGCTGGTATGACTAAGCCATTTAGTAATCCTGTAGAAGTATATATATGGGGACAGAAGACTGATTGGGAACCATATGATATACCTGGTAGTCCTGTAAGTCAATATTGGATACGATATCGTATAACTAGTTTCACAAGTAAAGTTAGGATACCATCATTAAATACAGGTATTTATACATTATATAAAACACCATTATCACATGTATTTAAGTTTACTGGATTATTTAATAGTGGTGTTATACAGATAGCAATATCTAATAATGAATTAACTAATGCTAATGGTGATACACCAGTATTCTGGCATTTAAATAGTTTATGATGGAGTTGATATTTATGGTAAAAAGTAATTATGCAACAGAAGCAAATGTATATTTACTTCTTACCGGAATTGTAGATGATATATCAGCAGGTCTTATGACATATAGTTTAACTACAAGTGATAACTGGGCAAATGGTTTATTATCATCACCAGTTAGTGTAACATCTACACCACCACTTGTTATGCAAGCAGCGGAATATTATTCAGCTTCTTTCATATTACGTAACTTATATGATGTAAGTGAAGGTGATAGTGGAACTGCAATCTGGTATGAAAAGGCAGCAAGAGATTTATTAAATGCTTATGTTACATCTGTTGCAGATGAAAATAGTGAAGTACATCCATATAGTAGTAGTTTAAGTCCAAGTACAGTTTACACTGAACGTGATCTTAGATCTGTATATGATCCATTAATAGGAGAACATGATGACGTTGATGATACATGGGATAGTGAAAGGTGATTGATATGAGTGGAGATTTAATCATATCAATCGATGCTGATTCTGGTAATATTAAGAGGGCTTTAGAAGAACATCGTGATGAATTTGATAAACAACTTGAAAATATGGTTCGTAGCTTAACTGATATAGCAGCAAGATGGGTTACGCGTGAAGCACCCCGTAAGACAGGTAACTTAAAGGCAAGTACAAGAAAAGAATTTAATGGAGATAGTGGACATGTCTATGTAAGTAATAGTCAAGCTACATATTTTGATTGTGTAGTTGATGGTACACGTCCACATGATATTAAACCTAAGAATGGTCAGGCATTATATTGGCCTGGTGCATCATATCCTGTAAAAGTTGTACATCATCCTGGTACTAAGGCAAATCCATATCTTGATAAAGCATTTGATAAGATAGGACCTGATGTAGATCGAGTAGTAGAAAGATTTTATTCATGGGTGGTGAACGTATGAAGACAAGTACATTAGCAACATCTACTCAAACAGTGTTAATAGCACTTAATGATGGAGCATTAGTAGACCCAAAGAAACTATTTGATCATGTTTGGATTGGTATGCCAGAGAAGATTCCAATGGCTGATCGTAGAGTTGCTATTATTGATATCTTAAGTGAACCTGAATTCTATTATACTAATTGTAATGCTAATACTCAGTTTGATGTTGATCTTCGGATTAATATTATGAGTAAAGGCCATGTAGAGAATGCAACATTAGATGTATTTGATATGATAGATGCAATTAAGGAAATGATGTACCTAGATGATACACTTGGAGGTGGGTGTATCTTCAGTAACATTATAGCTGTGGATTATGGTACAGTTGTTGGTGATAGTAAGAATATAGTTATGGGTGGATATATAGATGTCAAATGTAGATTAACATAAAGGTGATATAATATGAAAATAAGATATATAGGTGATGCTCCTGCTATGAGTTATATTCTTGGTAAAGTTGAACCTGGTAAAATTTATGAAATTAAAAAAGAAGATGGTCTCAAACTTATTGGTGGCTTATTCGAAGAAGTTAAACAAGAAAAGAAAATAATAAAAAAGGACGGTGATTAATAATGGCATTAATATCAGGTAAACGGTCCTATATAGGACTAAAAAGACAAGCAGTAGCTGGAACTCCAGAAACTGTACCTACAATATTTATTCCAACTGAAGATTTTCCAGATATAAAATCACAGCCAGCTAACTTTTATTCTAAAGAATATAGGGGAGTATATGCTGAGAACACAAAGGTTTATAGGAAACCTACATTATCTAGTTCAGGTACTATTAGTGCAAGTGCATATGGTAACTTTGTAAGTTATGCTATGTATGGTGTATTTGGTTCAGTTACAACTACTGGTGATACAGAAGGATATACACATGCATATGCTGCTGGTGAAGTACTACCTATATGGACTGTATTTACTGGAAGTGGAAGTTTAAATATGGAGAAGTATAGTGATATGACAATGAAGAGTATTAAACTCGGTGCTGCTCCAAGTGAAGATATTAAAGTAGATGTTGAATTAGTAGGTGCAAGTGGAGATATAGCAACTGCAGCAGTAGTTCCTGCATATACAATATTACGACCTATGAACTTTGCAGATATCAGTATTTCTCTTGGTGGATCTACAAATTGTATGATAGAATCATTTGATTTAACTATTGATCGTGGAGTACAGGATAAAAGAGTTATGTGTACTAGTGGATTAACAGCATGGGAACCGAACAAAGTATATCCAACCACAATAAACTGTGAAGGATCATTTGTAATGTACTTTGAAAACTATACTGAATATGAATACTGGTTAGGTAAAGCAGGCGCAACAAAAATGACAACTGATACTTATGATAGTTATGATGCAAAACGTGCATTAACTATAACTATTACTGGTGAAGAGATTAAACCATCAGGTGCAGCAACTAGAGATAGTATTGTTATAACACTGCCAGAAATATTATATGATGATGCAAAGATTGAAAGACCATATGATGATGTACTTAAAGTTACATTCAACTTCAAATCAATATTTGATTCAGCAGCAGAAACAGCTAAAGCTGGAACTGGAACTGTAAGTGTAACAACAATAAGTGAAGTAGCAAATCCTGCATTATAAATACTTCACCTTTTTTGGGTCATTTGATATAGGGGAGATGGTACATAATGGTTAATGAAAGTTACTTTTATACACACCGTCCACAAAAACCAGTTAGACATACTAAACGTAGACGTGTAAGTGAATACGATAAACAGGCTGATAAGGCTGATATTGAATATGAAAATAATTATGGATTATAAATTATAAAAAACTGTGGTGGTTTAAAATGTTAGATTTAGATGTAATTATAGAAAAGAAAAGAACAATAAAATTTATGGGTAGAGATGTTGAAATTAAAAACTTAACAACAGAAGAATATCTGACAAGTCAAGCACTTGGTGAAGAAATAGTTGAGACAAAAGAAGGTGAAGATGTTATACATCTTATGGCAAGTCAACTTGTTAAATATGTTATGTTAATATTAGATGTAACAGAGGATGAAGCAAGAGCTATGGAATATCGTCAGTTCCGTGCATTAAAAGAATATATGTCAGAACTTGATCTTATGGATCAAGGATTTTCACCTAAAGAAATAGAAGTAATGAAAAAGAGAGCAGCAAAAAACATGGTGGAGCAAGCGATTCAGAACGCTGGGAGCCAATAGGACCATTAAATATGTTAAGAGTGTTGGCTAAAGAGTTTGGTTGGAGTCATCAAGATATGATGATGATGAAGAAACGTACTCTTTTCAGATACTATGGTTATATCTTAATCGACAATATTAAACGTGCAGAAAAACAAGAAGCCGATGAACGAGCTGAAAGATTTAAAGAAGGACGTGACAACGCCCAATGGAAGAAATTATAGGGAGGTGAAATAGTGGCAACAAAGGATATTAAGATAAATATTAATGGTAAGTATAGTGGAAAGAGTGCATTTGCTCAAGCCGCTAGTGATGTTGATAAACTTGATAAAAATGTTAAAAAGACAGATGCTAGCCTCAAGAAAAGTAATAATTCCATGGGATCATTTGGTTCTAAGTCTTCAACCGCAAGTAATAAACTTACGGGTTTAGGTGGTTCATTAGGTAAATTTAATAGTAAGCTTGGTAATAGTGTAAGTAAACTTGGTGGAGCATCAGGTGCACTAGCAGCTATGAGTGGTTCTATGGGAATGATTGCAGGTGCAGCTGTTGCAGCAGGTGCAGCAATAGGTACATTTGCATTATTAAGTTATCAGAAAGCAGTTGCAAGTCAAGCTGAATGGGCTAAGTTCAAAGGTATAGTTGAAAGTGCAGGTCAAAGTTTTGATAACAGTAAACAAGTCGTTAGAGATTTCGCCATGGTTAGTGGTCAAAGTGTAGCAGATGTACGTGGTGCATTTCAACAGTTAACTCAAACAGGTATCAATCCATCAAATGATGCTTTACGTAGTGTACGTGGTATGGCTATTGGTTTAAAAACTGATATGACATCTGCAGCAATAGCATATAGTAGGATTGTTAAAGGTGGTCCTGGTGCTACACGAACATTAACTAAACTTGGTATTACAATGGAAGAGGTATCTACAGGTGGTAAAATTGATACGGCCAAGTTAAATGCAGTACTTGAAGAGAAGTTTGGAACAGCTGGAGATAACTTTTCTAATAGTGCAGAAGCATCAGGTATAAGATTACAAACAGCTATTGATGGATTAATGGTAAACTTTGGTAATCTATTATTAGGACCAGGAACAGCTATAACTAATGGATTAGCGTTCTTTATAAGTGGAATAACAAAAGTTGGACAAGTATTATATAACTTATTTGGAGGTGCAGATGCATTTAGTCAGACCATGCAAATTTTACAACCAATATTAGATACACTTTCTGGTGCATTAACTAACTTATTTGGTGGAGTTGAAGGTACAACAGGTACATTTGGTATACTTAAACCATTATTAACAGTATTAACTATACCTATAATAGCATTTATTACTATTTTAACAGCATTTGTTAAAATGTTATCTATCGAAAAAACTATATTTGTTAGATTAGCACAATATGCATGGATAGCTGGTACATGGATTCAGAATGCAGGTCAAAAGATATATAGTGCAGCAATGGAAACATGGAATTGGCTTGTTAGTGGTGTTAATTATTGGAATAATATGTTACGTGCAGCAGGTTCATGGATAAGAAATATACCTAATATGTTATGGGGTATATTAGTTGGTGGTGCAGGTGCATTTAGTGGATTCTTACGTGCAGCAGGTTCATTTTTTATGAGTATACCTGGACGTGCATGGGGATTTATTTCAAGTGGTGTAAGTAGTTTTGCATCTAGTGTAAGAAGTGCAGGACAAAGTTTATGGAATGCTATACGTGGTGCACCTGGATGGATATATAGTTCAATAGTAAATGCTATACCAAGAATACAATGGCCATCATGGGGAGATATAGCTGGATGGATTAAAGGAATGATATGGGGCTCTCGTGGTCCTGGTATGGGTATAGGAAGAATTTCAGGTGAAATTGCAAATCAGTCATCATTACGTGCATCAAATTTAGCAGCACAAAGAGCAGCAGTAAAAAGTGCATATCAAGCAAGTCCAGCAGCACAAAGTGCAGCAAATACAGCAACTAATAACATGGGTGTACTTGGAGGTCTAGGTGGATTATTTAGAGGCCCTGGAGATTGGAAAGAAACTGTTGGAGCTATGAAATTTAACTACCAAAATTATGCAGGTAGTAAACAAAAAGCATGGGATGGTTCAAGTAATTGTATGACAGGTAACTGTGTTGATATGAGTCTTGGAGTATTAAATGCAGCCGCCGCTAGTGGTGCTAAAGGTGGTAGTTTACAGTTTGGTACATGGAATGGTGGACCACATGTATGGGCTAATATAGATGGTGTCAATGTTGATCCTGCTAGAAAAGCTTTAAATGGTACATTTGCACCACCAGCAAGAGGACCTGGAGATGGTAATGGTGGAGTAACAGTTGTATTAGCTGGACCTGTATATGGATATGATGACTTTGTCAAAAGAGTTCAACAGGCTAATGATAAGATGGTAAATAGAGTATTTTAAGGAGGTGACCATATGACAAACTTATGTACAATAGGACCCGTAACTATTACGGATGCAAACCTATATGATGGAAATACATTTAATTATACCAATAGCACAACTAGAACAGTAACATCTGGTTCCTCTATTACCACAAGAGGTCAGTTCGATGAAGAATATGGATTTGATATAATATGTACTAATAGTCAGTTTATTCAATTACAAGGTGTAGTTGAAATGGGTGAAATAATATGGATGGATTCAAGCAGTGAATTAACAGATAATAATTATCTACAACATAAAGGTTGGGTAGTATTAACAGAACTAACATCAGAACTATTAAATCCAAATATGGTACAATGTAGTATTAAATATATAAAAATATCAGCGCATGAAAATGAATATCTAACTATGGATTATAGTCGTGGTATATATGATGGAATAAGTTTAAATCCATCATATACTATTGCAAATACTTCATATTTATTACAAGAAGATGGTAGTGATGCTACAACTAATTGGAGTACAATACGTAAATATAGTAGTCCTACAACTGCATCATTTGTATCTGATGGAACAGAATTTGATATGACATGTTATCCTAATACTGATGGATCATGGGGACGTGCATGGGTAATATGTGATACTAAAAGATTTACTCCACCATTTACATTTGAAACAGTATTAGATCGTAATAGTCTTCCAGGTGCCGGTAGTTTTCCAGCAGCATTTGGTATAATGTTTAGTCCTAATGATGTACAATCATTATCTAGTGAAATTGTAGATAAAAATTTAGGAGATTATTTAGAACTTCAATGGAATGTTTCAAATACAAATACATCACTACAACTATCATATCTTGCAAGTGGTGGTTCATATCAAAATAGATTTAGTGGATTAGATATGGGTACAGTAAACGCTGAACTTGGTATAAGAATGAATTTTACAGCTGATAAAAAAGTAAGTGTATATACAGATAATGGTGTAACTGGTACATGGACATTAGTATATAGTGGTACAACTGGATTAGTTAATTCAAATGACTTAATATTATATTTATATAATATGAATAAAGATAGTACAAGTTATACTGGAAGTTTTCAATATGCAAATATAACACAATCAAATCAGGATACATTTCCTAATATAGTAACAATGCCATATAATAGTACACAAGTAACACCACCAACAGGACATAGACATGGAGAAGATGGTGATATCTACTACTATACTAATCCAACAAATGAACTACGATATACAATAAATAAAGCAGACTACTATAAAGGTTCAGTTAAACTATTAAGTACAAATAATATATCATTAACATCTACACAAGTATATAGTACAGAATATAAATTAACACCAACAACAACAATATTAAAGAATGAATTCACACGATTAACATTTGATAATACAGCAATGTATGTTGAAGGATATATTAGTGGATCATGGCAACTATTAAATAAGTTTGTATATCCAACAACTATTAATCTAATAAGACCAATATTTATAAACAGTGAACGAATAGTGTTACAAATCAATGATACAAAGATTACAATGCTTAGAAGTAGTCCAATGATTACATTAGAACATCCAAATACAACACTTACATATACTTTACATGATAGATATGATAGAACATCAGGTTTTATAGCTTCACCTGGTGCAAATGCAGATATACCGATGACATTAGATAGTGATTATTGGTGTACAGTATATAATATTGCAGCACCAACAAATCAACTATTAATAGGTAAAAAAGATAAGTGTACAATAAAAAGTGATAGTCTACCAGCAGATACAATGACAGCTTTAGGATGGTTTAGAAATGGAGATTTAGGTATAGATTTACCAACTAGTAAAATACAAGAATGGTATAAACAAACAAGAACAGGAATAAGTTTAAAAGAAGTAATATAGGGGTGATATATTCCATCACCCATTATATATTTTATAGGAGTGGTGGTTATGATTAGAGAATATATAAACAATGTAAATGCTACACAAGATTCATGGTTTAGTACTAATCCATATTATTTTGTTCGTATTGATACAATTAATCATGGAACAGATGGAATTCAGAAAGCATTTATATCATCATTTAGTGCATCAAATGCAACAGAAGTAGTTGGTACAGATGATGCTGGATTTAATTGGATGGGATTAAAAAATACAGATGTAAATACATCAATCAATTTTACAAAAAGTTTTACAATACCAGTAACAGGATATTATCTAGTAGAACTTTTCATATGGAAGAAACCAACAGTTAATGGTAACTTTGGATTAACAATAGAAGGTACAAATGTATGGACTGAAAATGGATATAATAAATGGAGCGACTATGGTACAGTAGTACGTATTCCTATACAACATCTTACAGCAGGAAGTAAATCATTTGTATTAAATGTACCTAAATTTGCAGGTGCAGGTTGGATAAAAATATCACAACTTACAAGATATGAAGGTGGTAAAGACTTAATAGATACAAGTGAAACAAGATTAGATTTAATAGATGCATCATTTACACAAAATGGAGTAAATACATTAGATACATTAACATTAAAAATAGCAATGAAAGAAGATTATTTCACAGAAGAATCAGGTAATAATCCTATAGCATTTGATGCAGGTGATCATGTAACATTTGTATTAGGACAAGATAATAGAGAAGCAATTCCAATGTTTGGTGGATATATTGCTGGATGGGAATTAAATGATGAAATGACAGAATTAACATTAACATGTGTTGATCGTTTATGGGATTTAGGTCGTACTACAATTAAGAAAAATTTTAGTATTGGATACATTCCAGCAGCAGATAGTGCTGGTACAATGCCATATACACAATTCCCAAGTATAAATGAAATAGCAAGATATCTATGTACAGCAATGTATCATATAGACTTTAATTCAATAATTCAAGACTATAAATTATATAATAGTTTTTCACTTGCAACTGATGTTTCAAGTTTAGATACATATGGATTTGATACTAAATGGGAAACAACATTTGGACATCCAGGAACATGTATGCGTATTATACCAACATTTAGTGGATTTAATTATATAACATTCTATGATAATAGTAATGAAAATTGGAATGCATATGACCATCCTGTATTTAACTTTGACTATTATGCAAGTGGAGCAGGTGTAAAATATCCAGTAAGATTTAATATAGAAATTGAAATGTGGAAAAGTGGAGAACTATCATCATCAGCACAAAGATATGTTATAAGATTTAATGGACCAACACCACAAGGAACATATAAACAATTAGCACAAGTAACCCCAAAACTAAATGGAGAATGGCAGAACTTTACTATAAACCTAAAGGATGTATTTGATAAAGTAGCACCAAGTAATGAATATTGGATTAAAACAGTTAAACTAGTTGGTATACAAGAAAATAGTACTGTAATGAATAGACGTTGTAGTAGTTTATATATAGATCAAATTATGGGATATGGATATATTTCACAAGCACCAAGATATGAAAGTGCAGATAGTAAAAGTGCATTAACTGAATTACAAGATCTATGTGAAAAATGTAATCAAGTAGCATATACAAGACCTGGTATGGAACGTAGTTTAGATCAACTAATATTATTACCTAAACGATATTATACATTACCAATAACAATTGATAATACAAATGTAATAGGTGTTAGTGGAATGGAATATAAACCATACGAATGGGGTATAATAAATCAAGCTAGTGATACATTTAATTATGATACAGATAGAAGTGGTACAAGTAAAGCATATGATTCAGATAGTGAAAAACATTATGGTATAATACAAAGTCATGAATTCTTATCAGATGTAAATACAATGGAATCTGCACAAGTGATTAGTAAAGCTAAAGTATATGAAAATAGTTTTCAATATCCTGGATTTAATGCAGTTATGAATGGTAGTGTACTTATAGAACCTGGACAATATATAAATGTTAACTTACCAGAATATCATATAAATGGATCATATGAAATACAGGCAATAACACATAAAATAGATTTTCTACAAGGATATTTTACAACTGAATTAGAATTTAATCGTACAACTGGTAAATTCTATAATATGATTAAACGTATGAATAATGCACAGAAATCAATGGAATGGATAAGAAATACAGATAAATATGCAACACAAGGAAGTATAGCAACAGGTAATACAAGTCTTGGAGCATATTCAGTTTAAAAATAGGAGGATGTAAAATGACAGTAAAAACAGTTACTATCAAAGGAGGCGCCTTGATAGATACAGATAGTGAATATTCTGGATGGGTCGCTGATGACACATCCGGACTACATTTTGTTCCAGATCCTAATATTAGTGTAACACAACCTACACTTTCAACATTAACATATAATGTTACAGAAACAGCTAATCCATTGTGGAACCAGGTTAATTATAAAATAGATGATAATATATCATTTACTTCATCTGGTTTAAGTGGACATATTACATTAATTGGTATAGATCAAATGGGTATAGAACATGATATTATGCAACATAGATATGCATCAAGTGAAAGTACATCTAATAATATAAAAGCATTTGATTTACTTCAAAGTGCATGTACAGGTGCAGCAATTAAACATATAACTGGTATGGCAAGTGCAGGAACAATTACAGTAGATATACCTAAAAGATATGATAAATATGAAAGTGTAACATTAAAACCTTCATGGTTTAATAATGCATGGACTAAACGTAAATCATTACAAATTGCAAAGGTTGAAGGATATACCCATGGATCAGCTGGACATAATAATGACTATTATGGTATTACAGTTGGTATACCATATGATACAGATATGAATACAGATCTAAGTGATATACGTTTCTGTGCACCAGATGGTGTAAGTATTATGCCACATTATTTTATACGTAATGATACATCTAAAGTAGCAGGCACAGTAGGAGGAGCTGCAGTTGTATTAATACCATATCAATTTATAGATAGTGAAAGAAATAATATGCCAATAAAAGCAGATACAACAGTATCATATAACTATCCAGATTATATATATATGTATTATGGAAATAGTATAGCAACAAGTACAAGTGATATAACATTACGTGGTAATACAAATTTATATGATGCATTTAATACAACATCATTAAATAGTAAATGGACATTAACACAAACTGATCCAGCTAAAAATACAATAGCATATTCAACAACTGGTATAACATTAGGTGCAACAAATACAATAACAAATCCATCAGAAGTAAAAATATCTGCAGATACAGGTAAAGTTGGACGTACAGATAGTTTTGAAACAATAGTTAAAGTTGTAAATAATACAGCATTAACAACCACTGAAGGATTTATAATGAGATTTACTGGAGTAACATCTGGTAACTATTTTGAAACCCGTTCATGGTTAGCTTCACCAATAGACTATGGAAATGGTACAAGTTCAAGATATGCATATAGTGCAACATTCAAAGCAGCATCAGGTACAACATATACAAACTTTTATCAAACAGCACCAGCAATAGTATCTACCACACCAGTATACTTTAAGTTTAGATTTAATGTAACAACAACAACAACAACAGAAGAATATGTAGCAGTATATACATCACATAATGGATATGAATGGGATTATCTAGGAAAAATGAAAGATTTAGGTACAGCATTTACATCTGGTGAAAAAATTAGATTCGAATTATTTTATCATGGAGCTACAGCAACACCACAAGCAGGTAATATTAAAGTTGAAAGTATAATAACATATCCTATTATGGCAGATAATGGAGCATGTTGGGAAGATAGTTTTCAAGATGGATACTTTATAAACCGTTACCAGACAGCATTTAATGGTACTACAAAAACAATGACAGAAACAGGTGGATACTATCAACTAGCAACAACCGATACAGTAGTAGCAAACTCCGAAATAGCATTTGAAAATATATATGCAAATCAGTTATCATTATTAATACCAACAGGAAGTGCAACAGCAGTAGATAATCTAGGAGCATGGGGAGACCGTATACAATATGGAACTGAAGCTGTAGCAGATGTAATCTATGAAACAGAAATAATATCACAATCCACGATAACAGGTGCAGGTAAATTTGCAGAATCAGGATTAATATATAATGCACAAACAAACAGTAAAGCATATTCTGGTGGATATGGATTTATGTGGGGTATAAGATATAGTGTAACTGGTGCAAGTTATGATTTTGTTAAAACAACATGGTCAAGTGCTGGTGGAGGACCAACAGTAACAACAACAGGTACCGGTATACCATGGACAGCTGCAGATATGCCAATCAAATTAAGAGTACGTATCAATGCATTTACTGGAAAAGTTGTAGGAGAATATAAAAAATCAGGTACTAGTGATGAATGGTTAGAAGGATTTACAGATAGTGGAGGAATGTGGTCATCAAGTTATCTAGGAGCAGGATTAGGTGGATTTGGAATATATATAAGAGGGGCAAAAACAACAGCAGTAGTTAGAGATACTAAATTTAGCTATATAAGAATGGATGCAGGTAATGGACGTATATTAGTAGATAGACCATCAGAATGGAGATCAGAAGAATCATATAATTTAGGAATAGCACCAACAACACCAAATCCATATGATATGACATTAACATTTCCAAGTGCAAGTATACAACAACGAAACCAACCCTACACACTAACAACTAAAGACTTTGGTGGAGGTTATAGTAATAGTAAAATATTCTATCTAAATGAAAAAGATGTAATATCAATAGGACCAGATGGTATAGATAAATATATAGGAATGAAATTAGAATTTAAATTTGACTTTGATAGCACAGATACATTTGATGTAACAGAAGTAAACTTTATATATGAGGTGATATAATGGCACAAACAGATACAGATGCATCAATGATAGGAATAGGTACCAATCCTGGTCTCCTACTCCGTGCTGTAGACTATGTTGCAGATGGAGCAGAAGTAGTTTACTCATCTAACTATTTAGGTGGTAAAGCAGTAAGAGGAAAATATCATCATCAAAAACTAATGGAAACAGGATGGCTTGCAGCTGGAACATTAAATAATATTGTATTACCAACAGTATATATTGAAGGACGTACAAATGTAACAGGCTCAGGAACAAACGCTAAATCATATGTAGATGGTGTACAAATAGAAATATATAAAAGACTTCCAGGTGAAGTTGGAAAACTATCAGCATCAATTTCACACTATAAATATATAGACACAAT